AATGCTCAGAACGAACGATATCTTGCCGATGCTGACACTGGCCGGCTCGGATTTCAACCGGGTACTGGCGGCGGGGAACCGCCTGCTGAAAGAGCGGACGACATTCACCCCGGTTCCCTTTGCGCTGCCGCCCGCCCCGCTGGACGATAAGCAACAGGCTTTTCTTAAGCGATCTGAGCGTGACCGTGAATTATCGACCCTGCAAGGTGAGGCCAGAATCAGAAGGCAGGCGGAATTTGCCGCCGAAGATCAGGATTTAAATAAACCAGAGCACCGGGATAATTACCAAAAATACATTAATAATACGATAGCCAGCTATCAGAATGGCGAAAAAGCCAAGGAAGCGCAGGCGGCGGCGTCAAAAGCCGCCAGTGAAGCTGCAAAAGCCGCCCGGGAAGCCGCCAGTGCACAGGAAAACTACCGCAATAAAGTGGCTGACCTGAACCGGGAAATCCAGATAGAGCAGGTGCGCATGAAAGACGGTGAAGTCGCCGCTTCACTCTTTGCTGCCTCAATGGAAATCAGCGCAAAATATACCGGGAAACAACGTGAAGAGCTTGTCGGGCTGAGTAAAGCTAGTATTCTGGCAAAACAGCGCACTAAAGATCTCCATGATGCTGTCGCTGCTGACCCCTATCGGCAGGCCCTTCATAATCGCAAGGAAGCCGAAGAGCAGTTACAGCGCCAGATTGCAGACAAAGCCATTCAAAGCGCCGAAGAAGTTGCGCACCGTAAACAGGATATTGCAGCTAAATACCTGAACAGCGTTGCGGAAGCCAATCAGCGTTATGCGGTATCACCCACGGCGGAACTGGCGGGCAATATTGATCCTCTGCAAGGCCTGCAAAACCAACTGGAGAAACGCAAGGCGCTGATCCAGACCTATGCGACGGAAGAATTTATTACCGAACAACGTAAAAATGAACTGTTAATAGCCGCTGATAATGAAACCCATCAACGCCGCTACGAAGCCGCAATGCAACTGTACGCCAGTCAGGGGCGATTACAGAAAATGACGTTAAATATGTTTGTAGTTACACAAGAGAGGGTATCTAACGTATTGACGGGGATGCTAACAGGGACGCAAACCTTTAAGGATGGAATGATCGGTATTTTTTCCTCTCTAACTCAGAGCATTATTCAAAATCTGATAGATATGGCTGCGCAGGCTATTGTAACCAACACAATACTTAAATCAATCATGGGTGTTGCTGGGGGTGTTGTAGGTGGTGCAGGAGGTGCAATGGGCGGAACAGGATTCGCTAACGGTCAGGCTGTCCCCATGCCCCCCAAAATCACCATGCTTGCCAAAGGTGGTGTTTTTAATTCCCCGAGCCTCAGTGAATACAGCGGGCAAATCGTCAGCAGCCCGACGATGTTTGCGTTTGCCAAGGGCGCGGGACTGATGGGTGAAGCCGGGCCGGAAGCTATTATGCCGCTTGGCAGAACACGCGATGGTAATTTAGGGGTCAGGCTAATTGGTTCTAACTTGCCAAATTCAAGCGCTGCACCTCAGGTTTATATCACGGTCACTAATGAACAGACAACGCAAACTACTTCCCCCGGATGGGAGCAGTTTGGAAGTGAAATCGGGCGTTTTGTTGAGCAACGTTATCGAGAATTAATTGGTAGAGATTTAAGTCAGGGCGGTGTGCTTAGTCGTGCAATCAAAGGAGGTCGGTAATGAAATTCGAAGAGTTTACTTATGTTCCGCGTGTAAACCCAGTTGCGGATATTACACAGCGGGTTCGTGCGGTTCAATTTGGTGACGGATATACCCAGCGGAGTGGGAGTGGCATTAACAGTGAACACCAGAGCTGGACGGTCAGTTTCGCTGGCAACAAACAATATATTGATGAAATTCGACAATTTCTTGCGCGTCATGCAGGGTATCGCGCATTTAAGTGGAAAAACCCGCTTTTAGATATGGGGTTGTATGTTTGCCAAGGACATAAGCTCACGGCAATGGGCATGAATAGCAGATCAGAACAGATGTACCAACTTTCCGCAGTATTTGAAACTACCTATCAGCCTTAGGAAACTTTCCCATGTCAATTAATACAGATTTCCAGCGCCTTGAGTCGGGGAATAAAATACTTTTGTTTTCTGTTGATGGTTCGGTTTTTGGTGGGCCAGAGCTGTATTTCCATAATCACCCTATTCCTTACACAGAAAAAGAACTAACAAATTCAGATAACTTACCCATTAAATCTATCTGGTGGCAGGGCGTGGAGTATAAGCCGTGGCCTGTAGAAATTAAGGGGCTGGAAACCCTAAGTGATGGCAGTGCAGCCTCTCCTTTCCTTAAGGTGGCCAATTTGGATGGCACCATTAGCGCAATGTGTCTGGCTTATCAGAATATGGCTCAAGCGCGTGTCACTATTCGTATGACGTTTGCGCATTATCTGGATGCGCGTAACTTCCCGGAGGGTAATTCAGAAGCTGACCCCACACAGGAGAAGATCGACGTCTACTATATCGATAGCAAAACCCATGAGGACAATGAAAGCGTTCAGTTTGCGCTGTCTTCACCTGCTGACTTGCAGGGGATTCAAATTCCTACCAGACAGATACACAGCCTTTGCACGTGGTGTATGCGTGGGTTATATCGTAAATCGCCATGTGGCTACACAGGGACTCAATATTTTGATGAGGATGGCAATCCGACCGACGACCCGTCAAAGGATGTTTGTTCTGGGTTGTTATCAACAGGGTGCGAACCGCGTTTTGGAAAAGGGAGTCCGCTTCCATTTGGCGGCTTCCCCGGTTCTGCGTTACTGAGGCGATGATATGGAAACTTTGCGCAAACATATTATTAATGCGGCTATGGATCACGCCAAAGCAGAATACCCCAATGAATGCTGTGGGCTGGTGGTTCAACATAGCCGCAAACAGCAATATATCCCCTGTCGCAATACCGCGCCTTCACCCACCGAGCAATTCAGCATTCACCCCGAAGATTACGCCAATGCTGAGGACACAGGGACGATTATTGCCATCGTTCACAGTCACCCCGATGCCACAACACAGCCTAGCCAATTAGACATTGCCCAGTGTGACCTGTCACAAATCCCGTGGGTGATCGTCTCTTGGCCCGAAGGGGATATTCGTACGCTGATGCCGACTGAGGGGATAAAACCGCTCATCGGTCGCCCGTTCGTGCATGGGATTTGGGATTGTTACGCCATTGTGCGCGACTGGTATCGGCTGGAGCGTGATATTGAAATCCCCAATTTTGAGCGCTCAGATAGCTGGTGGGAGCGGGGCGAAAACCTGTATATGAAGAACTATGCGGCGGCGGGCTTCACAGCGTGCAACGGGGAATTACAGGTGGGGGATGTAATTATTATGCAGGTGCAAGCCAAAGAACCTAATCATGCCGGGGTGTATATCGGTGACGGATTAATGTTGCACCATGTGTACGGACAACTCAGTCAGCGCGTACCCTACAGTGGGTACTGGCAGGACAGAACTATCATTACTCTTCGCAATAACTACTGATCTGCTATGATTGATGCACCTACAAAGAGGGACATCATGATGAAAAAAATAGCATTATTAGCACTGTTTTCATCTCTTCTGTCTGGATGCGCAAAAACAATGCTGATTCATGACTATAAGTCACCATCCGAGCTTGAGAAAGATAAATATGAGTGCATGAATATAGCGACTCAACAAGCCTCAAACTGGGGGGCTGCTGGAAATCCATTCATTATCAAAGATGAAATGCTTAAGTGTTTAAGATTTAAGTATGGATGGCGAGAGCAATAACGATAAACCTAACTTATAACCCGCTTCGGCGGGTTTTTTATTGGAGTAAACCATGAACACACTACGAATAATACGGTTATACGGGATACTCGGTGCCCTGTTCGGGCGAGAGCACCGGTTAGCGGTATCGTCCCCTCAGGAGGCTGTCAGGGCACTGTCTGTCCTGATTGACGGATTCGAAAAGTTTCTGCTGACCGCGAAAGAGCGGGGCTTAACCTTTGCGGTGTTCAGCGGCAAGCGCAATATCAGTCAGGATGAACTGGAATTTTCCGGGGAAGACGATATCCGTATTGCCCCGATGATTATCGGTAGTAAGAAAGCGGGTGTGTTTCAGACTATCTTGGGTGCGGTGATGGTCGTCGCCGGGGCGTTTATGTGGATGACACCCTATGGCGTACCGATGGTGATGTCCGGTGTGTCTATGATGCTGGGCGGCGTGGTGCAGATGTTATCACCGATGCCGGGGGGACTGGCGCGGCGGGAAGATCCGGATAATAAACCCAGTTACGCCTTTGGTGGCCCCGTGAACTCCATCGCTCAGGGTAACCCCGTTCCGGTGGGCTACGGTAAACGCCGGATCGGTGGAGCCATTATCTCAGCGGGCATCTACGCCGAAGACCAGCAATAACCGTCATTACGTTTAGTCTCGCCGCATTTGCGGCTTTTTTTATGGGTGAAATATGGGACATCATCTTATTCAGGGCAGCAAGGGCGGCAGCGAAAGCCCCCGCACCCCCGTTGAATCACCGGATTCATTGCAATCCACCTCGTATGCCAAAATCTTACTGGCATTGGGTGAGGGTGAGTTTGAAGGCGGGCTGGACGGCACCAATATCTTTCTGGATAACACGCCGATTATCGGTCCCGATGGTCAGGCCAACTTTGAGGGCGTGAAGTGGGAATTTCGTCCCGGTACCCCGCATCAAGAGTATATCAAGGGGATGCCGGCGGTCGAAAATGAATTGAAAGTTGGTACTGAGCTGATAGAGACATGGGTCAGATCGGTCACCAATACTCAACTGTCAGCGGTGCGTATTCGGCTTGCGTGGGGACCATTACAGCAACAGAAGGAAGAGAATGGCGATACCGTAGGGTATGTTATTGATTATGCGATTGATATATCAACGGACGGTGGGACGTATCAGGAAGTACTGAAAACAGCGGTGGACGGCAAGACAACCACCCGATATCCCCGCTCGCATCGCATTGATCTACCCAAAGCGCACTCTGGCTGGCAGGTACGTATCCGTCGTCTCACACCAAAACAAAATTCGGGGCGTATTAATGATGCGATGGTCGTTGAGGCTATCACCGAGATTATCGATGCTAAATTGAGTTATCCCGAAACTGCTTTATTGTTCGTTCAGTTTGATGCTAAACAATTTAAGGATATTCCTCCGGTCTCTTGTGAGCCGAAGATGCGCATTATTCGTGTGCCCGATAATTACGACCCGGACAGCCGCGCGTATTCCGGTGTATGGCAAGGCGCCTTTAAATGGGCATGGACAGACAATCCGGCGTGGGTGCTGTATGACCTGATGATGAATGACCGGTTCAGTATCGGCACCCGGGTTAAGGCGGAGAACCTGAGTCTGGCAAAATGGGATTTGTACCGCATCGCCCAATATTGTGACCAACCCGTGCCTGACGGTAAAGGCGGAACAGAGCCAAGGCACACCTGCAATGTTTATATCCAGTCACAAGAGGATGCGTGGACAGTACTTCGGGATATTGCCAGTATTTTCCGGGGCATGACGTTCTGGGCCAACAACAACATGAACGTACTGGCGGATATGCCCCGCGATATGGATTACCTCTATACCCGTGCCAATGTTCGTGACGGTAAATTTGTTTATGCCAGTTCCAGCGAGAAAACCCATTACTCTACCGCGATGGTGAGCTGGTCAGATCCACAGAACGGCTATCAGGATGCGGTCGAGCCGGTTTTTGATAACCGGTTAATCCGTCGCTATGACGTAAAACAGGCGGATGTGACGGCAATCGGCTGTACCCGCCAGAGTGAAGCGATACGGCGGGGGAAGTGGATATTGCACACCAACGAGTACGACCGGATGGTCACGTTTACCGTGGGGCTGGATGGCAAAATCCCCTTACCCGGTTACGTCATCGGGGTGGCCGATGAAATGTTTTCCGGTCGTGTACTGGGTGGGCGCGTCAGTGCGGTGAATGGACGCAATATCACGCTGGACCGGGTATCGTCTGCGAAAGTGGGTGAGCGGCTGATCCTGAACCTGCCTTCTGGCAAAGCAGAAGGGCGAACCATTCAGGCGGTGAACGGTCAGGTTGTCACGGTCACCACAGGCTATTCGGAAATGCCGGCCACTGAATGTGTCTGGGCGATTGATGCGGCGGACTTGGCTGTCCAGCTATTCAGGGTGACCGGCATTAAAGAGGGCGAGGACGGCGTCTCGTTTGAGATCACCGCCGTCGAGCATAACCCGGACAAGTACACGCACATTGATACCGGCACCCGCATTGATGAACGCCCCATTTCGGTCATTCCGCCCGGTGTTCAGCCCCCGCCGAAAAAGGTGACGATTGGCAGTTATTCGGTCGTCAATCAGGGCATTGCTGTGAACACCTTGCGGGTGACATGGGAAGCGGCTGAAAGTGCCATCGCTTATGAGGCGGAGTGGCGGCGGGATAACGGAAACTGGATACCCGCCCCCCGAACTTCGACACAGAGTTTTGAGATCCCCGGCATCTACGCCGGACGCTATCAGGCACGGGTCAGGGCGATTAATGCGTCTGAGATATCCAGTCTCTGGGCGAATGCACCGGAAACGCACCTAAAGGGGAAAGAGGGCAATCCCCCAACACCTTTGGCATTCAGAACAACCCCGATTATCTTTGGTATCCAGCTTGACTGGGGTTTTGCGTCACAGACTGACGACACGCTGAAAACCGAGATCCAGTACAGCCCGACTAACGACGGTGAAGGGTTGATGCTGCTGGCGGATATTCCTTATCCGCAACGCACGCATACCCTACAGGGACTGTTAGCCGGGGTCGCCTTCTACTTCCGTGCCCGTCTGGTGGATAAATCCGGCAATCAGTCCCCGTGGACAGAGTTTGTCCGGGGCGAGTCTTCAACGGATACGAGCTGGATAGTGGAGGCCACCGGCAACCAGTTCCTGACTGCCGAGGCCGGAAAGCGGCTGCAATCCCAGATTGATTATAACTCGGAAGCGGCGATGGAAAATGCCGCGTTGAGTGGCTCCATTGTCCAGCACCAACTGAAAGTTGACGGTGAGATGTGGGCGGAGATACTGGAAGTCAAAACCACACAGGTAACTGACAGGGAAGCCTTTGCTGAGAAGATGGAAAAAGTTCAGGCCGAAGTGGGTGAGAATGCGGCGGCGGTGCAGACCAAGGCGACCGCGGTCTTTGATGTCAACGATAACGGTTATGCTATCAAGGATATCGGGGCAGGGGTGAAGTACAAGGGGCAATATTATGGCGCGGGAATGGTCATTGGGGCGGAGGTCAAGAACGGCAAGGTCGAAACACATTTCGGCGTCAGGGCGAACCAGTTTACGGTGGTGAATCCGTCCAATGGGAAAATGGAACCGGTGTTCGTGATCAAAAATGGTCAGGTGTTTATTCGTGACGGGTTTATCGAGGACGGCAGCATTACTAACGCCAAAATCGGCAACTTCATTCAGTCCAGAAATTATGTCGCAGGCCGGGCAGGGTGGAAAATTGATAAATCCGGTTTTGCTGAGTTTGGTAATATCAAGGCGCGGGGAGAGATTAACGCGACGTCCGGCTCTCTGAGAAATGTCACCATCGAAGAGGACTGCGAAATCAAAGGAACATTGTCAGTTAATAATATCGTTGGCGACATTGTGAAAGTTTACACAATGAACGCTGGGAGCCTAACTATACCTGCGTCCCCGTTCGACCGTGTTATTGTCATCCCTGCATTGCAAATTACAGCAGGTTCCAGCAAACAGGCGTGGGTATCGCTAAATGGAAATACAATATGCCGGGCGAGGACATATGCAATTTCTACAGGTGACCTCAGAACAGCATATGTCCCATCGATCATCACGGGTTATGGAACATTACCAAAAAATGTACAAGGTGAAATTACATATTATCAGGAAGGCGCCTCGTTCATGATAACTATTCTGGTCTTTAAAGCATAATCATTTCTAACCTCTCAGGAACCAATCATGCTCTATTCACAAGGCACTATTTCTATAGTGTCCGGCTCGGCTATTGTCCGCGGTACGGGCACAAAATTTATATCAAATATCAACGGGGTCGCCCCCGGGCAGCTTATGTTAATCCAGTCCGGCAACAGTAATTTACCGCACATGATTCAAGCGGTGAACTCAGACACGGAACTGGTACTAGCCGATAACGCCAGTGTTACCCTCAATAACGTGAAATACCAGATTCAGACCACTGTCCCGGATTCCATTTCCGATGGGGTCAGGCATATGGTGGCGATTAACGGCAACATCACCCAGTTCCTCCAGAACATGGACAAATGGATGTCACAGAATGGTACGGTGGCGGTGACATTGCCGAACGGTCAGACGGTATCACTGCAATCAATACGGGCATTGCAGGCGGCGATGGAGGGGAAACTGGATAAGAGCCAGAACGGCGCGGATATT